CTAATTCAAAATCATCTTGAACTATGTTTTGACCTTTTATATTTTTTAATGACCCAACACCTCTCGATGAAATACCTAATGTTGCACCATTCATTAATAACATTGCGGCTTGGTCACCCTTGGTACTAACAATACCCATTTTTTTCCAACCGGGTGAGGTAAATAATTTTATTTTACCCATTAGTATTTTACCATCCCACCAAGTTTCAAGAATTGAGTGGGACACTCTATCTAAATCTATAAGGGAAGATGTTGGATGGTTTAATTCATTTAATGCACTACCTTTATTAATTAGTGCTTGATATTTTTCGTTCTCTCTTTTTAAGAGATTTTCAGGATATATTCTTCCGTTCTTGTTTGGGGTATCGTATTTTTGCAAAACAGCAAAAAGAATTAAATCCTGAGAGAAATCTAATTCTTTCATCTCGGATATAATTCTTTGATTTTCTTTTGGTGATATAAATCCGGCGTCGTATTCTATTAATATTCCCTTACCGGTCTCGTTAGGTCCAAGTATTTTCATCCAACTTTTTAATAATAAATACGTCGAATCTTTAATTAATTCTTCTTTTCGAAGAAATTAAATAAAGTTTCATCAATTAGAATCGTATCTATTATTGAATTGGATAAACTTGAAATGATATCTTTTATCTCATTTGACCTTACATCAAAATGTTTATTTACGTATAACGTAATTTCTAAATCCATAAATGACCTTTTGTTGGTCTTTATACCATTTGTTTTAATATCTAAATCAACTATGGATTCTGGTTTAAAAAATTCGGAGTTTAGATTATGTATCTTATCCTTTATTTTTTTTCTTGTTTTCAAGATTAATCTATCAAAATCATGTTCATCAACTAAAGGTTGTGTCCATGAGTTTAATTGAATGTAAATTGTTTTTAGGTTTTTGAAATCGACTGTACCATATCCAATCTTAACATTGTTGTGATTGCCAACCGCAATAAATTTCCCTTTTTTCATTAAATTTCATAATACTTATATATTTTATGGTGTATTCAAAATATACATAATAAACTTAACAAATCAAAATTCAATCATTATATTTAAAAAAACAAAATATGTTAATAGTAAACGTCACAAAAGAAAAGAACCTTGAATCAGCACTTAAAAAGTACAAATACAAGGTTCAAAAAACAAAACAAACTGAAAATCTAAGAAATAGACAAAAGTTTGTTAAACCATCTGTTGTTAAAAGAAGTCAGAAGTTAAAAGCCATTTACAAACAAGAAATTATATCAAATCAGGAAAAATCAAATTAATCCGTTTTTTAATTCCACTAGTTTGTAATAACTGTATCTGGTCATATCCGAATTTGTAACTTCAGATTTTACAGAACCTAATTTCTTTAACATTTCATCATCTGTTGATTCGTTAAGTAATGATTCTAATTTTGTTGTTAATTCGTTTTTAATATTTTTCATTTCAGAAATCAACTCTTCATTACTCATTGAAACTATTTTATTAAATGTTTCTTTTTGTTCTTCATTAAGGAAATCAGAATATTTGATGTTAAAATTATTAACTAAAACCGCATTTAATAATGTGTGATTTTCGATTTGAACAGTTGCTGGTTCTAGTTTAGTAACCTTTTTTTCGGAAACCAAAAAGTTGATTAGGTTTTCTCTAGAATCAATCTTTTTAGCAATATTATGGATGGTATTTTCTTCCGCTAATACATCTAAGTCTCTATAAAAAGAATTTTCTTCTGTGATAACATCTTTAAAAGATTTACCAAAATCTTTTATTTCTTTTTTTAGAGATTTCATCCTGTCAATAAGTTGAGGTTCTAAACTCTCAACGAATAACTTAGCTTTATCTTTGTTTGATATGGTCATATTTTCCATGTCCTCATAGAAAACATACATCTCAACCAAACTTTTATTTGATTGCAATTTTTTTACCAAATCTTTTATTTCACCTTTATTTTTAGAGGTATACGATTCTGTTAACTTAGTTAACAATTTACTTTTTAATTCTCCAAAGTTTGTCATTTTATTGTTCATTTAACATGTCTTTCAATTTATTTTCTATTTCATAAATATTCTGTTGTGCTTTATTAATATCAAATAAATTTCTTAAATTATTATCATCACCCAACATACTTAATATTTTTTCTTTTTTACTCTCACTTAATGGTGACTCACCACCACCTGTTGGAGCAGGAGGTGTTTCTCCACCACCCATATCCATACCACCTTCTGCTGGTGTTTCACCACCCTGTTGTCTTTCTTCTTCAGGGACACCATATTTAGAATCAACATCATCAAAAATACCTGAACGTTTAATCACATTTTGTGTATTTGTTAATTCAAAACCAATTGCTCTTTCAAGTCTTTGTTGTTGTAAATCAAGAATTACCTCACTATCACTCATACCAAGAATATTTTTCTTAGCCCATGTGTGTGAAACAGGTAAAATACCAACTTGAGATTGGTCTGAAGTTGCGTCTTTATATAATACTACTTTTTCTTTCCACTGTTCTATTCTTAACAAATCTGACTGTGCAGATGGATTTGTTAATGAAAGTGTAAAATTATCTAATTCATCCTCTAATCCAAGAAGATATAAGTGAATTAATGCAATCTTATTTAACTCTTGAATAAGTGATTTTTGTATTCTATTAATTGTTCTAGCAAAACGGATGTCCATTAATGCTAAAGTCTTACCATCACCAACAACTTCTTCAAAACCTAAAAACGCTTTAGGAATACGAAGTGCTGCTAACATTTTCTTTTGGATATATTCAATATCGGCGATTTCACCTAAATTTTGTGCACCTGCTAAGGTTTCAATTGGGTTTGTTTGAGCTGGGTCACGTACCGGTATAAAATAATCTTGGTCAACCGCCATTTGATTATATCTCATATCTACCTGACCATTTCTTGAATCAACAACTTGGTCTCTTTTAAACTTATTAGCCACACGTTGTACATACGCCTCAATATCTTTGTCATCCATGTTACCAACAAATACTTTAAATACACGTCTTTCAGGTGCTCTTGTTGTTCTATAGATTAACATAGCATCTTCCGCTAATAACAATTGTTTCCATATCCTTCTGATTTTATCCAACATTGAAGTACCATATGGTAATTTTCTATCATCACCCAAAAGTCTAAAATGTGCAATTTCCCATGCTTGAAATTCCAAATCTTTGTTACTCCATAGGAACCTTAATTCCCTCGATGGCATTTGCATTGCATTTTGTTGATTTGGTGTTTTACTTTCTTTACCCTCTAATCTTTGGATTTCAATGTTTGGTAATTGTTGACAACCAACAATACCCTTTTCTGGGTCTATTTTTAAATAAACAAAGTTATCCCCGTACTTACAGGTACCTCTAGCCCACATCTGAAGATTTGTATTTAAATCTAATTTATTTAAAAATAAATCTTCGAGTATTGATTTTATTCTTGTTGATTCTGAAAAAATGGTGAGTATTTCACCTTTTTCAGATAAAGTAGTGGATTCCTCAGCGTAGATATCTAACGCCGCGGAAATCTCAGGAGTAAATTCCATGGATTCATAATCATAATAAGCTGATAATCTGTTTGGTTCATAATAGACAGATTGGTTATATAATGATTGTTCTAGTTTTGTCCATTTATCTGCAATGTACTGACTTTGTTGTCCTTGTAACATTGATTTCTCATACTCTTCTCGACTACTTGTCTTTAAAATTTGTTCTTTATCGAAATTAAACGACGGAGCTTGTTCCGGTGTTGGTTTACCAGGAAACCCAAACATTCTTGTTAATCTTTGGAATACCGTCAAATTAGTGTCTGCCATAAGTATAAATAGTTTATTGGAATATAATTAAAAATTGTTTTATAATAAATGGTTATCTTTTTTTACCAAATAACCATGAATATTGAGCATATTGTTCTTTAGTTGCATTTTGTTGTTGAGGTATTATTGATTGACCATCTAATGACATTGACCCTATTTGGTCGAAAGCTGTTCCGTATGAGTAAAATGATTTATTTGGTTCATACGTCCTTTCAGATAATGTCCAAGACTCCAACATTGCTTTATTAGCGTTTTCATTTTTTTCTAATTGACTGAAACATAAATCCCCAACGTATAATGCCATAGACATACTCATAATTGCATCATCATGAGCACCTTTCATATGGTCAGGTCTACCATTAATGTAAACAAACGTGTTTAGTTCGTTCATCAATCTTGTTGACCTAACTTGAAATCCTTTTCTTAAATGTTCTTCAAATGCTGCAACAATTTGGGTTCTTTTGTTATTAAAATTCAAACCCGGAATCTTTTCCATTGCTTTTGAATTATACTCCCAAATATTTTTTGTGTTTATACCATCAATATAAAGATTTTTATAGTTCAATTCCTGTAGTTTTCTAGATGTTGCAACACCCATACCACCAGTAATATCGACAACAATGAATGACTCATATAATATACCCCATTTGTATGCAACCGAAGCTAAATCATCGGGTGGTATTTTACCAATATATTCTGCAACTTGTTCTCTTTCGTCAAAATCGATAATATTGATTGAAGAAAAGTCTTCACTATCACCTCTACTAACATCAACACCCATGATATATCTATGACCTTGAACTGGTTCTTTCCATTGCCAAAAAGTACCTTGCATATATTTTTCTTTAGGGTCTCTCAACATATTCTTAACAATGTTGTCTTGAACTTCCGATGGAATTACACCATCACCTGAACCTAAAAAATCACATTCTAATTCTTGAGCTATTTTACGTCTATCAAATTTAAATTTCTTAGACATTGATTCAAACCAAGATGAAAGTGGTTTAAACCCATCTTCCTCATATTGCTTGTAGTTGGTAATATCAAAATCGGTCATCACAACTTCATCATCATTATATTGTTCTCTATTCAACATATAATGGACGATATCACCACATTTAACCCACCTTAAATCTTTTGTATATCTTGGGTCTTTAAACCACCTTAAATCGGTTATATGAAAATCATTTACCCCTCTAATTGCTTGGTCGTATACTCCATAATAAATTGGGTCAAAACCATTAGGTGTTGAAATAAGAATAATCTTACCACCTGTTGACAAAGATGCCATAGATGCTGCCCAAAAATCGTCACCCGCCTCAATATATGCCGCCTCGTCAAATATAAGTATTGTTGGAGTATAACCACGTAACGCATCCGCAGACGTTGCTACGGCTTTTACCTCACACCCGTTATTTAATCTAAATCTACTTTCTGAATTTTTATCAGGTGAAAACCCAACATTGAGCCAGTCCGGCCATTGGTCTAAAAATTGTCGAATTTTATTCGCCATTTCAACGGCGGTATCTTTTTTGTTTGCAATTACGAGAACTCTTTCTGGATTTTCGGGTTTTGCTAATTGTAATTTTTTTGATACCCACGCCGCTGTTACTGTGGTAACACCGGCCTGTCTATATTTTCTTGTTATGTTCTCATTATAAATTTCGTAATCCTTCAACAATTGTATTTGGTCAGAAAATAATTCTAATGGAACATATTTTTTCTGTGTGTTGTCGTATGTCTGTAAATACGTTTTTAACGCGTAAGGAGTATCCTTCATAATACGAGCATATTCCTTTAACTGTTCTATTTTTTGATTACTCATATATATAAATACAAAAAAAGGGAGGTAAAAACCTCCCTTCTAATTGTCTTCTAATTATTCATTAATCATCGTCAGATAGTCGGATACCCAAACCACCTAAGAAATCACCTAAATCATCGTCATCAGTATTGTCTGAGACATCTTCCAAGTCATCGCGGAATTGTGAAATTGCGTCTTGGTAATCTTGGTCTTTAAACATTTGGTCAATACCTTGTAATAACTCACCCATAAATCTTTTACCTGTTTCTGAACCTGATATCACTTCTTTCATGAATACCAAAAATTCTCTTGCTGGTAGTTTGAAAATACTAACAATTAAGTAGTTTTGTAATTCAAATTTATTTTCATCGAGTAATATTTCTTCGGGGAATTGTCTTCTAATTCTATCCCATATTGCTGGACCTAATCTTAAATCCCACATTTCTTTTTCTAATGTATCCTCAGATTGTTCAATCTCTGACCATCTTGGGTCTTCATTACCTTCTTCATCTGATGGTCTTCCCTGAATTGCAAATAACTCCATGACACCTTTTATTAGTTCATGTACGAGTACGGGGAAGTTTATACCTCGAGCAACAATTGTTGGTGGGTTCGTATTTCTTCTCACTTCTTCTTTACCACCTACACTACCTCCACCACCGGGTCCACCCATCATCATTTTCATGGTTTCATCACTTAATTGCCAATATAAAGTATCATTAATTGACATTAATATACCGTATTGATTAAGTAATGTTTCGGAACCTGTAATTTCTCTAATTTTTTCCGCAACATAATGATACATGTAATGTCCTTTTTTGGACGCACCTTGAATCATATTGTTGATTAATCTTCTTTTTGCTTTCTCTAAATTCATGGTAGCTAAATCGTCGGCCAAATCCTCTTCAACCTCAACTTCACTCATGTTTTCTTCCTCTTGATTATTTTCTCTGTTAAAGTTTTCTGTATCAATTTCACCCAAACCAACAATTTTAGCGTCAAATTGTAAAGCATCGTCAGGAATTGACATTTCTTTCTTAACCAATTCAATAGCTAAATTCTCTAACGCTTCTCTGTGATTTCTTTCGGTACTTATAATTTCATTGTGTGCCGACATCATCATTTGAGCGAGTGGCATTACACCTTCTTCACCCCTGATAGGTGTTTGTACACCTGTATATTCTCTAACTTTAGCAATTACTTGTTTATATCTTTCAGACGCTAATAGTTCTTGAAAGTTTTTATTTGGTTCATCACCTGTTTGAGGTAATGGAACTTTTTTAAGTGGTGTGTCCCCTTGGGACAATTTTGTTTGTATACCCTGATAAGGTCTATCGGGTGTGTCAAAATCCATTGGCATTTCTGTTATATCTTCTTTTAACAAAGATAATAAATCCTTTTTTCTAAATTCCATTTTATTTCTTTTTCTTTTCAGCTAACGCCTTTGGTTTAGGGTCTGTGCCTGGTCCAGGTTGATAAGGAGTTCTTGGTTTAGATGGTTTTTCTGGTGTTTTTGGTTTAACTGGTGTGTCAACATCAGGTTTTGCGGGTGCGGGTTGAGTTGCAATGATTGAATCGTATGTCATAAACTCAGGAACACCGTTGTGTCCCTTTTTAGGTTTTGATGATGGCATAGGATTAAGTGTTTCCATTTTTTCACTAATAATGTTCATGATGTCTTTTTTAGATGTAAATTGAGAATATTTTGATTCTGCCAAATCTAACACCCATTCTTCAACATCTGAAACACTTTCTTCAACTTTCTTTTCAACATCTTCACCTTTTTTAACTATTTTACTTTTCTTTTCTTTTGAAAATTCAGACGATGGTTTTTCTTCGTTAACATCCTTTTCCTCGTAAGCCACAAATGTTTGTTTATTTTTTTTCGCAGCTTCGATATCCTGTACTTTATCTTTAGGAATCATCATGGTGTTTTCCTTTAGAACAGTACTTGATAAAGTGTTTAATTCTTTATCACTTAAACGAGAAAGAGTTTTTTCTGTAAAACCTTCTCTTAATAATTTTTCAATGATTAATTTTCTATTCATGATTGTTTGAAATTTAATTCTTTCTTTTCAAGAGAAATACCTCTTTCTTTTAATTTTTTTGAAACATTTTCATATGTTTCACCAAATCGGAAAAATAACCTATCTTCTTCTAAATCGAAGTTTGATTTTTCCCATGCTATAGCGATTATACCGTCTACAGCATCAATAACACCGAAATAGTCAGAATTTTGTATTAATTCAAAAACTATGTCGGTGTCTTTTAATAGACCAACTTGGTCAATATATTCTATGTTGGGTGATTTAGAACTTGATGTCGATGATGCAGGTACGTCAAACCATTCGTCCATGTCAATTTCGGTAGATTCATCACTAAAAATGAATTCATACTGTTTTTGACCCTTATAATCGGTTCCTATTTCATTGACAAATATTAAACGCATTTTACTTAAAGTATTTACCTAAAGTCTCAGCGATACTTTTGTTAATTTCATGTTTTATTTCATCCAAATCAATTTCTTTGGTTTCATCTACCGCACCACCTAAATCAGCATATTTAGATAAATTAATTTCTTCATCTGTTGACATGGGTGTGTTAATAAATGTTTCCAATTTGTCCATTGCGTGGATTTCACCTATCTCTTCATCGCTGGTTGGTTCGGATGGTGTTGTATCATCATCTGCGGGAA